TAATCAGGGTGTTCGTTAGCTACGTTTGCAAGTTCCTGTCCACCATCTGTAAGGCTCTGGTTATTTCCTCCTTTCTTAAAGAAAGCATTCATAAACTTATGAGATACTTCTTTTTTCTCTTCCGGCGAAAGGTTCATTTTCTGTCCAAGTACACCGAATGATGTTTCAAGATGTTTAACCCTGTCCAGGGCTTCATCTGCTTTTTTCTTCTGTTCTGCAAGTTCAAGGGCCTTTGCGTTGTTAAAGTCTTCCCATTTCTTGAGTTCTTTCGACATTGTTTCAACTTTGTCCTGGTATGCCTTGAATTCTGCACTGTCTTTCCCATACTGCTCCATCTTTCCGAGCATTCCTTTAACAGCTACGTTCAAACCTGTTAACTCTTCATCGGTTAGCTTGATAGGATCGGTATTTTCTGCCATAATAAATCTCCTTATTAGATTTTTGCGTTAAATTGTTTAATCGTTTCGAGTAAGTCAACTAACGCCGCCGATTTTACCGTCCCTTGATTGCTCCCAAGATGAATCTCTTCACCCCTAAAACCGTCCAGGATGTACTCTTTAGCACCCTTTGACATCTCTATATCGTCATCTCCGTCAAGGATTCCGGTTATCTGTTTGCGGGTCATATACTTTAAAGTGTCCGCAATTATAAAACTTTTACCGTTGTCCTTAAATGGAGAATCTTTACCCATTTTACCATAAAATTTATTTAATCTTGATTTCAATTTAGCTTTATCTGCTGCCGGTATATCTATACCGCCCCTACTGCCAGATAATGCGCCGGCTATTGCGTAAATTGCCTTTGGTACGATTTTAAGCTTACCATCAATGACATTTACATAAGGCAGTTTGTATGATGTAAAATTATCTGCTGCACTTGAATCATACCATAAAAAACAATCCTTATATTTTGCAGATGGTTTGTCTTCGCTTCCGGTAAACTTCTTAATGTTTTTTATTGCAGCATCGGCATCCCATTTTATTGTATCATCTGCAAAAGGATAATCGTGATAAGGTGTTACTCCCTTGCTTTCCCCGATGCTTTCATAAAGTTCATAAATATAACTTTTAAGGTTTTTATCCATCCCTTTGAACTCACATACTCCCATATTATTAGCGGCTTTTGTTACGCTTAAAATAGCTGCCTGCGGGTTCATTGGTATTGTTACCAGCGATGTTTCGAATAGATCGACTTCTTTAAGGTTACGGCATTTATTAACCTGGTCGTAATCAGCATCTATTGTATCATATCCGAATGATGCACCGTTAATACTGCCTATGTTTACCTGCGGCATAACCCTGTTTTTAACAAAGTCATCACTCTTTGGTAATATTGCCTTACAGTTTAATCCACGGGTAGAATCTGAATGAAAACCTTTCCCTAACGGTTGGCTCATTTGATGCTGCCAAAGAACAGGGCGAGTATTACCTTTATCTCTTAAAGTTTTAGTAAAACACCCAGGCAGGCACTTGTCCCGCCCCAAGTCTATATTATTATAAACTGCTGCCAGTAAATCAATTACATAATTGTCATCGTTGGCAGTTGTTATGTCCTTAATTGATACTGGCATTATCATAATATCTTTCATTGTATATCCTTAATTTATTATAGTAATTATCGGTAAATCTAAATTTTTATTTTTGACATAAAAAAACCGCCCCTGATATAGAGGCGGTATTTAATTTTACTGTGCTGCTGGCGGGGCTGGGGATGTTGTGTCTTTTACAACCTCTTCGGCCGCCTTGTTCACATCGGCTTTTACTTCAGTTTCAATTTTAGTAACTTCAATACCGATTTTAGCTTCAATAGCCGATACTCTTTTTTCAAGCCCACCGAACATATCAGAAAACCATTTTTCGATTTCCTTAAACATAAATATACCTCCGTTTATCCTATTCCATTATCACTTAAAAGATTGTCAATGAATGTTTCATCTGTTTTTGGTTCCCCTGCTAAATTCTGCCTTTGAAAGTCTTCGAGTTTTTGTGCTGCCAAATGTGCAGGGTCATATAATAATCCAAGTAACATTAAATGCGCCTCTAAAAATTCGTGCCAGCAAGCTATCGCAACCTCTGTGAACGGCTGGCTTATATCCACCCAGATTTCATTCTTTGGTATAAATAAATATCGCATCCAGTTACCGGCACCGCAAAACTCGCTTGTAAATTTTGCGTAAACTTCATTAGCGTCAATATAATAAAAAAATACATTGTTTACTTTTAAGAAAAACTCTTTAACCTTTAACGGTTCGTTAGGGTTTCCCTTTAATTCCTTTTTTGAATGGACCTGTGAACACTTCGGGCATATACCCATTAATGTTTTCATTGAACCATTATCTATTGATGTATCTGGGCATTTACACCACGAAAACACTTTTGAGCATATGGCACACTTACGCCTGAAATGAATGTGTGAGGGTTTTATATCTTTATTTTCCATATATTGTTAAATACCCATCTATTCCTACGTCAGCTATTTTCTTTAAATTGCCCTGGATTTCCTGAACGTGTTCTTCCTCATCCCTTAATATCTTTTCAAGTATCCTGCGAGTTTCATTATCGGGCTGTATGTCATCATTTCCGCAAGTCAAAATATGAATTGCATTGTTATAATCTGATATAATTTGATTTTCAATTTCAAGGTCATTTTCAAGCTGTGTTTTAACATCATACGCTATTTTAGGCTCTCCGGTATCATCAATGACCGGCAGGCCCTCTAAAAGTAATATCCTGGCTATGATATGATGGTAATGTTTAGATTCATCTTTATATCGTTCATAGAACATATCTGATAATTCATTATAGCCGTTTACTTTATTCCATTCTGAATTGAAACGGTATTGATTAATGCTTGTTTGCTCTTGTATGAGTAATGAATTAAGCAGTTCAATTAATTTCGGATTCATTATTTACTCCTAACTATTATAGTGGTGATAACGTAAAGATCTGCCATATTATCACCTCACTTTTTATATTTATTATCGGTATTTACAAATTTGTTTAATGTCGGATTATATGATGCGTTTGATTTATAACATAGCTTTATCGACATTACGGTTGAATTAAATTTTATCATACTGCCCTCATATGCTTAGGGATTATTACTGCCCTTATTTCTGTGTAATCCCTTTTCATAAAACTATTGCAGTTATCACAGTATGGGCTTATTGGTTTATTGTTTGTCTGATGATGCCCACATACAGGACATTTAAAAGTGTATTCCATTTTGTACCCCTTAATATACTATATCACAATTACAACCAACGTGAGGATCCCCAGGAACATCATAATACTCGCCGTCAAACTCGAATGATTGCCCTAAAGGGACTTGCTGACCGTCAAGGCCTTCACATATTTCACAAGAATTAGCAAACATACAAACCCAGGTTTGGGTTAATATTGCTACTGATAATTTTCTACGGTCATCATTAGCATCGTCCATTTGAATACTATCACATAAATCAGTAATATCATCGGCCTCATCGTCATCGTTTTCATCAATTGCATCATTATAAATCGGTATTGCAAAAACCATTGTATTAATTCTGCTTTTATTATGTATTGAACTCACTTCAGTTATGTTTATAGTTTGTATTCGATTGTTAGATGATTGCTGAAATATGTTAGCTGCTGTTTTATTAAGGCTTGCCGATGTTGTATTAGCCTTGTGTTCGGGTTCGTTTAACATATCCCGAGCTGTTTGCAATGCTAGGGTATATTTATCATTGTTTGTACTGTCTATTGATTTATAATGCTTCTTGATTAATTTTTCATTGCCTTTTATGACCTTGCTTTTTAATTCCACCCTGTCAGGATGGTTTTTAAATATAGTGTTAACAATCCTGTCAGCATTTTTGCGTATTAATAATTCAGATGTTGGTAACTTTGAACCGTTACGAACTGCATTAACACATTTTGAGAAATACTGTTTAATATCCTTTTCAAATATCTCTTCTAAATCTAATTTTTGCTGAAGTATTCCGGCTGCCTTGATTAAGATTTCTTTTTTTGTTACTTTACTCATTTTTTAACCGTTTTTTTGTAGTTTTACCTGTCTTATCTATAACATCCTGATTATCTTCACTATCATCCGGTTTTACTACGTCCTCAGGCTCTTCATTTGTACCAGTTGCTTGTGGTTCGTGCCCTTCAACCATAAACGGGTTAATGATATATTCTTTCTCTTTACCGGCTTCTGTATATGTTGCCGGGATATAAATAACATCTCCGCCTTCTTCTTTGGCGGGATAACCCACAGTCGCCCGAATTTCATCCTCTGTAAAGGCATATATGTTTCTCATTGATTGTCCACGTTCAATAAGCCTTTGTTTTAATGCCGGTATTTCCCGCTCATCTAATACCATTCTGAAACGCTGCCCATCTTTAAATCTTGCTAGTACAAAATCACCTAAATTTTTAAACAAGAACTTCGCCTTTGGCAATATTGCAAGGTCATATAAAGCATACATTGCTTGAGAATAGTTTGCCATTGTCATAGTCTCAGTTGTTACTAAGGGTAGAGGTATTCTAAAAGCGTTATATACGTCAACATCGCTTTGATTAATCAGATTAATGAAATCCATATCCCTAGGATTAAGTAGTAAATTTTGATATGTTATGGGTACAGCGGTTACAAGGTTTTTCCCGGCGTGAGTTGGTCCGCTATATGTATTATGTACAGCTTCTTTGAATGATGCATATTGTTCGTCATTTAATCCGCCCTCTTTAGGGCTCCATATACCGGACGGTCTTGAACCGTTTTTAAGTATTCCGTAATTATGCACCCCGCTGTAAACTTTGGTTAATGCCTGATAATAAACCCCTTCAAGGTCTGATTGCGCCCTTAAATAATTTCTCCGGGTGTTTGATATAATATGCATTAACTGGTTTAACTTCGGCTGGTCCTCGAATACATAAGTTTTCATATTTTTATAAACGGGTGTGTTTAAAGCCCTGTTAAATGTTGTTGAAATTCCGTGATATGTGCAGTACATTGTTTGTATATAACCGTCCATTCCCTGGGTTGTCGATACTGTGTTTGCAGGATAATGATATAATGATACTGGGCCATAATTGACATTGCCGCCGATTACAGGGAACGCCTCGCCAGCTGCGCAAAAACTTACCATTAATTCTTTCTTAACCTGTGTTTCATTAAATCTCATATCGTTTGTTTCAAGCAGTGATAACGCCTCGTGTTCAAGGACATATTCGTTTGTTTTCTTATCCTGTAATACAGGTCTTATCTGGCTAAATTCATCGGCTATTATTGAAATGGCTGAATGAACATTATTACATATAGCAAAAAGCATATATGCAACATTTGCACTGACAAACGAGCCTAATTCAGTATCGGATTGCCCGAATACATTTTCCATCTGAATTGGAAATGTTGTTTGCATCCCATCTTTCGTTTCCGTTGGTTCTATTGATTTCGGTTCCCAGTGTATAGGGCCTATTGAAAAGGGTTTAAATGTAAATCCCATTGTTATTCCTATTTACCGTATTTTTCTTTTATCCAGGAAGCCGCCATTTTTCCAGCCAGAAAGTCAATAGCAGATTCAATGTATTCCGGTCTTTTAAGGTCTTCTCTTATCTCTTCTACTTTACGCTTGCATCCGTTATAACATTGATGTAACGGAAATACAACATTGTTTTTTTTATACTCTTCAATTTCAAAGTCATCTATTTCCATTATAC